ATACCAATACTCATCTTTACCCGGATGGGATAGATGATCCTGAAATCCAACGACTCAAACGTGATGCCTCCGATGATTTCTTCATGGGACGCATCGAGGGAGTACCATCGCCACCAGAAGGACTGGTGTTCACGGAGTTTCGGCCCAACCTCCACGTACAGGATATCAAGTGGGATGTTGGAACGCCCGTTCACCTATGGATGGACCCGGGTTATGCAGGAGCTTACTCGATAGTAGCAGTCCAGATAATAGATAACGTTATCCACGTGATAGATGAAGTTTACGAACGTGGGCTTGTGACGGAAGAGATGATCCAGTTATGCCAGTCCAAGCCGTGGTGGCAGGATGTTCAGTTCGGAGTTATAGACGTTGCAGGGTATCAACACCAGGCAATGGCAGCCCCGGCAGAACTGTGGATGAAAGAGACAGGACTCTACCTTGCGTCCCAGAAGGTGATGATCAATGATGGTACGGAGCGGTTGAAGAGCTTCTTGAAGCCCGACCCGATAACACGGGAACCCAGGGTGGTAATTAGCCCTTACTGTACCGGGGTGTTATCCGAGTTCGGTGCAGCTCCCAGTCCCTTCGATGGACAGACTCGCGCCTATCGGTGGAAAACCGATAGGGATGGGAACATAGTGGGGAATACCCCCGATGATAAAAACAATCACGCAATCAAGGCCCTTATCTACGGGATAGTAGAGAATTATGGATATGGTCACGTCAGGGGACGTGGTGCTATCCCTGTAAAGAGGTGGTGAATTGGCACGTAGAAAACCTACAGATATAATCGAGATGGTGGAAGCGCATCACGATGCGACATTCCCCCTGCGCGACCGTATGGAACAGGATCACAGACTCTATCGACTGGAGCCTTACGATGCAGGTGACGGATACCGTTCTTATACTTCTAATGAACCACAGGTCATGGCTGATAAGATATCGAGCTGGCTTACCGCGGCAGAGATGGTCGTCCGTATCCCGTTCTCGGGAAACGAAAGAGAACAGAGGAATACCAATAACCAGAAAGAAAGATTCCTGACTGGGATCATGAGGGCGGCAGACGATAACCTCTGCATGAGAATGATGCCCTCGGTAAGGAACCAACTCTCATGGTATCTCACGGTACGTGGGTGGTATGCTGGCCGTGCTCTCCTTGTTAAAAACGCCAAAGAAGAAACACGGGTAGACATTACACCGTGGGACCCGCTCAATACCTACTGGGGTGAAGGTCCCGATGGGCTGGAGTGGGCGTGTTATCGTATCAGAAAGTCTCCTTCCGATGTAAAACGACAGTACAACATACGCTCCCTGGGAGTAGAAGAAGATAGGGACGAGTCGATCTTCGTGTACGACTTCTACGATAAGGAAGATAACTACGTTGTCATGGAAGATCGGATTCTAAAGAAACGCACCAAACACGGGTACGATGGGGTTCCCTGCTTTATAGGTATGGTTGGGACTGCCCCGCTAATACAGTCGGACGAGATTGGCACGGACGCTATCGCAGACTTTGGTGAGTCGGTATTCAAGCACAACCGGGAGAACTTCCAGAACAATAACTTTATGCTCTCTACAATGATGGAGCTAACTGCTCGATCCCGTAAGCAAGGTCTAAAGGTAACATCGAGAGATGGAACGAAAACACTCGATGAAGATCCATACCAGGCGGGTACGGAAATCTCTCTCGCACAGGGAGAAGATATAGAGCCCCTCGGGATGCTTGAGATGGCAAAGGAATCGGGAGCCTTCATGGGAATGCTCTCCAGTGAGATGCAGCGCGGTGGTCTGCCGTACTCCATCTACGGAGAACTCCAGTTCCAGTTATCCGGGTATGCAATTAACACCCTGCGGCAAGGAATCGAGTCTGTGCTTTCACCGCGTATTGATGCGTTGGAGAAGGCGTATCGTTCTATCTTCATGATCATATCAGACCAGTACGCATCGGGGAGCTTCAAGGCCTTCGAGGTCTCTGGTAGAGATCGGGACCGAATGTACTTCTCCGAGGAGATTACCCCGGAGATAGTAAAGAAGGGCGGGCAGCCCGAGGTATCGATCATCAGCCAACTCCCGCAGGACGACATGACCAAGATGAGTATGGCACAGATAGCAAGAGAAGGGCCAAGTCCGTTGCTGCCTGATATCTTTATAAGAGATATGATCCTTGGATTGCAGGACGCAGACCAACTAGATGATGTAATTAAAGAACAGGTCGCAGAGAAAGCTTTGCCCGAGGCAGGGTTGAGGACACTCCTTAGCTCTCTTCAAAACAGGGGAAGAGAAGACCTTGCCCCGTACTACCAGGGGGAGCTGATGCGACTGATGCTAGAGAAGGCGGCAGATACCCAGCAAGCTATGGCAGCAAACTTTGCGCCACCGCCACAGGGTATGGGAGGACCTCCTCCGGGTGGGCCGCCGATGGGACCTCCGATGGGACCTCCGATGGGACCGCCACCTACAGGTATGGGAGGGCCTCCCGGATTACCACCACAGGTAATGCCTAACGCGGCACTTGGGATACCGCCCGTACCGCCAGTTGGACCACCACCCGGAATGATACCGGGAGCACCTAGGCCTGGTGCTGTAGGGAATGAAGAGGAACGACTGAGAAGACTTGGGCTCGCAACGCCGAGGGAAGGATAATCTATGGCAAAACCCACTATAGAGGCATTACTGAGTACAGTCGATTCCATTCAAGAACAGATTAACAGGGGGCTTGAAGCCTTTGGTGGAGCCTATTCAGGATTTGGGGTAAAGCCTACTTCCGTGTTTGGCCCTGAATCTCAACAAGATGATTTTGAAGCAACGCAGAGACTACTTGATGAAACAGGAAGAGTTAGGAAATATGGAGTCCCTGGAGAAGCTTTCGACTTTCTGGGAGATCAGCAGTTGGGGTCACGTATCCCAGATAGAACGCGGTCCCCACAGGCCACGGTAAATACGTTGATCAATGAATTTGAAAAGGACTATGTTAACTTCCCCGACTTTGAGGTCAAACAGGAAGTATTCGAGTCAATAATAAATAAGGTTTCTGATTACTTCCCAGATCCTAATGCTGAGAGGGAAGAATGGGATCGTGTTTACGGAAGACTGAGCAAGTTATTTGAGAGTGATAAAGATTTAGATGCAGGAGCTGGCTTACATAAAGCTCTTAACGCTGCGTCAGGGCGTGGGCTAGATACGGCATTTGGAACCGTGGGGACGGGAACTGCTTCAGAAGTTCTGTCAACGGACCCAAGGGGAATGACGACACTTATCAATAATTTCGTTAACAGGAACTTTGCCGATCAGAAGGCAATGGTAAAAAATCAGTATTTCAAATTATCTAATCTACTGGGTAAGCAGTACTTACTGGAGCAACCCCGGGAGAATAACAGGCTTGTTCCTCTCGACAACTATCTTGCGATAGCTTTAAATGCCTCCGATCCAAAGTACCAAATATGGAATAAAGATCGGTGGGCCAAGGAGTTAGAGTCGATACTTGGTGGGAAAGGACTTGCAACAGCAACGGAACGATTATACAAAGGAGCAGGAAAGGACGATCCAGCCGCCGTATTAAGGGAGAGGGAAGGCGGTAGAACCTACAAGGATATCGTTGACAGTGCGGAAACAGTAACCGATTGGATTATCGCGATGGAAAGTCCAAGGCTGAATCCCATAATGGAAAAGAGGGCCAATGAGGCTGGGAGTGGTATTAAGGCCCAGGTAATGGGGTGGGTACTGGAAAATCAGGACAAGCTACCGGAAGATTCGGAGGCTCGGAAAATCCCCACTGGAGGGATGACGTCTACACAAATGCAAGCTGTTAACCATGCACTTGGGGACTTTGTTTTACGAGAATTAAAGGCTCGTAATTATAACTGGTTTGGTAAGGAAGGATACGGAGGGCAGTGGGAGAAGGAACACATGTTGTCTTCCGCAGGGGGTGGGGCTCCACTTGCGCTAAAGGAAGCAGGTATTGATACCCGGCCTCCTGTACAACCCGTAGCGGAGAGTGTCATGGGAGGGAGGATGTAAGGATGAATCAAAATAACGAGGAAGAAAAATTACGAAATCAAGTGAACGGAGTTCCATCTGCTGAAGAAAGACTTGATGCTATGATAGCGAGGACTGCCGCTATCAAGGCAGCCAAGGGGGAAGTCTATTATAGTAAGGCGTTACTTGATTCGATAAGGGGAGAGAAAGTCCAGCAGCAGGAACTCATTAGGATACTATCTCTTGACCGAGAGAACCGAGAACTTAGTGCTGGATATGGAGCAGACTATCCAGCGGTAGAATATGATAGAGGGGGCATTAATGTTGTTGATATTGAGAGGCCTTGGAGAGTAGATGAACTGGCTAGTGCTCATCCTCAGTTTTTGCGAACACCCTCACCAGGAACTGTGGCTAAGGCGGGAGAAACACTCGATGAGGGGGATGAGAATATCATCAGGCTAACACAAGCTTGGCGAGAAGATCCTCTAGGTCCCGATATAGATCCGTGGATGTTATTGCCTCCAGACAAGATGAGTCTTGATATCCCCATAGCAGTCTTTGGTACAGTCCCAGGTAGTATGACTGCTGAAAATCCCCAGGGAGACTATGGATATATAGGGGTAAGATATGGGGAAGAAGGCTCTCTTGTTAGTGTTGATGAATTAAAAGCAGCAGGGATTATAAATAAGGATGCAAATATCTATCCTGACTGGGACCCCCGATCTCCTGGATATGAAGGGGTAGTATCTAAAAGGCCTGAGCCTTTCGGGCGTAATATTTATACTGATCTTGACGTGGGCCTTTTAGAGCAGGTCTATGCCGCCAGTCCAGATAAAGTTACAGGGTTCCAGCTCAAGCAGATGGAAGAACGCTTAAAGGAAATTGAAGTTGATGATCCAGCCGACATGTTAATTGCATGGTCGCGAAAGCATGGTGGTGCGGGATTGCAGAATATTAAGAAAGATATATACAGACAACAGGAAGCAAGAGATACCGGGAATGTACTTCAGGCTATTACAGGTGGTAACATACAGTTACCTACTCCGACAATACCTACAGAAGTAAGGACAGTCTCTCCTGTTGACAGGATAGCAGCATCTCGTGCAACACAAGAAATATCGCAAGCCCCGGACCAACGAGGGCCTTCCGTGCCATACATTAGTTTTCCGCAAGGAGGATTTGGATACCGGGTAGATGAAATAGGACCAGATAGGACAGGGACGTGGGGCGATGTATGGCGTTCAGATATAAGGAAGTACACGGATAGGGAGATAGACATGGCAAGAATACCACCACCGCCAGGGGTAAATCTAGTAGCTTGGGAAAATTCAGTAGCTAGAATGAGGGCAATGTTTCCTAGTTATGATGACGCTACTATTGGCCTCATGGCTCGTTCTGATTTAGGGTTGGCTGATAATCCTTATATAGGGACTCCTGAGAGGTTAGCTATCCCTATGGTTGCTCAACAAGTGATTAATGAAAGAGCTTATGCAGATCAGGCCCAGGCGGCAGAGGCAGCCCGTATAGCTAGGGAAGGAATAGGGCCAGATAGGACAGGGACGTGGGACGATGTGTATCGTTCAGATACAAGCAGATACCCTTCTCAGGACCCTGCCGTCTGGAGAGCATACCTAGGAGAAGCAGGTTCGGATGCGGAACTTGCTGAACAGTTGGGACCTGAAGTAGGCTTGACTCCCGAGCAGAGTGCTGCGATTAGCGCAGGAGAAATCCCAGCCGTAGGAGAGCAACTACCCGTAGGTATCTATGGTGCAGATGCAGAGGGCAGACGATTTGCCCGTCCTACGTATGAAGGATGGTCCCCTCCATCCGGTCAAACACAACAAAGGCCTACAGAATGGGAGACAACCCTATATGGATCGCAACCAGGAGATGTTGCAGATGTAGTTCGCCAACTATCTGGAACCCAGGCGGCAAGGCAAATGGAGCTTTCGGACTTTCTTGCAGCTACTAGGGGAGATATTAATCCATATGTTGCAGCCTCCCGAGCTACTCGACTACAACCGTTCACCACTGCATATGCCCTAGAATCGCGTCCTACAGGATGGGGAGGAAGGGGAGAGGCCATTGGTTCATTTAGGGACTATCTGGGGAGAAGAGGGGCTGGTCTATTTGAATCTAATTTAAGAGATAGAGATTACTGGGGAGGACAGTTGGCAGGTTTGCTTGGGAAGGTAGGTGCAGCGGGAGAGATTGATCCTCAACGTGCCGAGTATATGGCTGCGATGCAACCTGAAGTAATTCGGGATGCACTAACCCAATTTTATACTTCTGGTCTTGCGGCCCCGGCAGAAAGAGCCTACAGACCCGTAGTATCTAGAGCTTTAGATGCCTATCGTTTCCGCAATCCTGCTGCAACGGCGGCTCAAACAGTACAGGATGTACTTCGAGGAGGAGTCACAGGACTCCCAGCTTTTGCTGGATTTGCATAGGAGATTATAATGGCTTCACCATTTTTAGAATTTCTAGAGACCCAGCCAGCGGCGGCTTATTACAGTAGCCCTGGAGGAATGGCCTTCATGGCAGGTATGAGTCCTGCTGCATATCAAGCTATCCCTATGGATGCTCGTGCAACACAGGCTCCTGCAAGCCAGGCACGTAGGCGGGCATACGAGAACCAGTTCCAGAATGTTTACAACGATTACCTTGGGGCTCTTGGAACTCAAATCCGGGGAGGAGTTGCCCCTACGTTAAGGTTTACAGATTACTTGGAGCAGAATCCATTTACCGAAAGATATGCGGCATTAACGCCGCAACAAGCGGGACGATCCGTAAGTAGGTTTAGTCCCAGTATGAGGCAGATTTATTTCTAATGCCACCACCAGATAAACCTAAAAGCGCACGTGATAAGTGGTTTGAACGCCTTGAGGAAATTGTAAAAGATAATCCTCCTCCTGTTTCTGCCGCCCCTACTACTCCCCCTTCGACTGGAGGAGGGGGTGGGTTTATGAGAGGGAACCTTAGTGCCCTCGGCCCTGCGTTCTCTGCCACGGTAGATGCTTTAGATGCTTATACTGAGGCAGGGCTTTCTACTCTAGGCCGAGGAGGTATATATGATCAGTCACCACTTGCAGGAATGGTCCCTTCATCATTACCTAGCCTAGATCCAATTAATCTTCTTGGCATTGTCCCTGGCTCCCAATTGCCCCTTCAATATATAAGGTCCC